GGGACTACGTGAGAACCCAATTTCGTTGGGTTGTCTCGAAACTTGTGACTAGCGGGTATCAAGAGATGCTCGCTGACTACAAGAAACTTATGGTGTTTGTTAAAGCAAACGCCATTAAGTCTGACCAGTACCTTTCTTTGAAGGGTCCTTGTCATTACCCTGGATTTGAGCCAGACGGCTCGTTCAAGGCGACAGGCAACGATTGGCTCGATAGAGTCATAAATCGTGGTCTGAAATCGAAAGGAGAAGGAACGCGCTTGGCGCACTTCATTTCGACTCGGGGCTTACCTCCCCCAACGGGGGAGATGATTCAAGATTCGTTGCGTAAGCATCGAATGAATCTCTCTGCTCCAGCCACTGAGATACCTCAAGAGAGGATCACAATGGTCAGGATGCTAGCCCGAAGAATCGGGCGACGCATCAACAGGTCGCAGGCCCAAAAGGACCTTGCGAATCCTGAGCACGTAAGCTTAACGAACTCTAGTTCGTTTGCCTACAGCCGAACCGACGGCGGCAGAGCTGCCGAGGTTCAAGCCGAGTTCTCCCAATGGGCGAACTCAACCGGACAATCAAGGACTCATGTCCTTGACTACCCAATAGTGGAGGGCGTCAATTGGCGCACAACACTATGTATGCCTCGTGATTATAATCAAGAGGAATACGCATTCGGAGATCCCCTCCCAACGGGAGGGCTTCTCGGAATGAGGAGGGCCGGTTACGATAGTAACCTGGGCTTCCAGATTCTCCAATGTGCCGCTGAAGCGGGACAGAAAAGAGAATTACTTGACGAGAACTACAACTTGGTTGGGTTCCCACAAGTACGCGCTTCCGTCTCGGCTGAGCCGGGAGGGAAGGCAAGAATCGTGACCGCCAATGAATGGTGGGTCACAATTCTACTCCAACCGCTAGGACATCTATTGACGTCCTTGCTTGAGGAGATCCCATCTGCTAGGGCCGGCTTAAGCCGGTCCGAACCAGCATGGGAATGGGTGGAGGACCTACGTCTAGGTAAAACCTCACCCGTAGCTGAAAGGCTCTATAGAGACTTTGAGCTGCTGACAAGTGATCTGAGCGAAGCTACAGATCATTGCCATAGAGAACTCTCTCGAGCTATGCTCGAGGGTTTCTTCGAAGGTGTCTCTTTGGATACATCCAAAGGATACCTTAAGCTCAGTATCGACTTGCTTGTAGGCAGGAAGATACTGCACTCGCCAGGACTCAACCTTAAGGTTAAGACCTAGTGCAGTCAGCTGCGGCTCGATCCCTTGAAGGGGACCATTCCTAAGAATGGCCGCTACACAGTCTGTGTCTGCTCCCTGAGTGGCTCTCAGATTAAACATCCAAGAGGGGCTATAGCC